GACTGCCCTACAATACGTCCAGGAATCTTACGTTTATATTTCTCAGTGGTTGCAAAGAATGCTGCATGAGGTCCTCCAAAACCCATAGGAACTCCAAACCTTTGCATACTACCAACTGCAATATCAAATCCTAACTCACCTACAGGTTGCATCAATACTTGTGCTAAAGGATCTACAATTGCAATCTTCATACACTTATAAACTTCTGCACATCTTAACAATCCGTCAGGGTGACGTAACTTGCCATGATTATTTGGCATCTGAACAATAATTCCAAATGATAATGATACATCACCTAGATCTGGGACTTCATCTAAGTCTATTAATTTAATTTCAATATCTAATGGTTTTGCTCTTGTTTTTAATACTTCAAGAGTTTGTGGAAATATCTTACTATCAACTAAAACCATTTTCCTAGTAGATTGACTATATGCAAGTATCATTGCTTCTGCTGCTGCAGTTCCTTCATCTAACAATGATGCATTTGCTACAGGTAATCCAGTGAGTTCTGTAATTAGTGTTTGGTAATTAAATAATGCTTCTAATCTTCCTTGTGATATCTCTGCTTGATATGGTGTGTAAGATGTATACCAAGATGGATTCTCAAATACATTTCTTAAAATTACTGATGGTGTAATTGTTCCATAATATCCTTGACCTATAAGAGTTCTTTTAACAATATTATGTTCAGAAATTTCTTTTAACTCTTCAAGTGCTTGTTGTTCACTACAGGGTTCTGGTAAATTATCATCTCCACGAAGTAAAATTGAATCTGGTACAACTTGCCTTACTAATTCGTCTAACGAAGAAAGACCCAAATCCTTTAACATTTGAGCCTGTTCTGCTTCGGTGATGCCGATATGTCTTTGAATGAATTCTGTCATGTAGTTAGTAATTCTTCTATTGGTGTTACTGGATTTATGTTATAGTTAGTTATTAATAATTCTTGTTTGACATTATCCTCAGTTCCCTTTTCTCCTCTGTGTGCCATTGAATATCTAAGATTCCAAAAATTTAATTCATATTCTGCATACATCTGCATCAAACGATGATTTACATTATAGGTAATCATAAAATTATGTTTGCATTTATAAACATTCTCTGCAAATAAATTATGATCAAATGATTTGTGCATCTCTTTGTTTTTACCATATAAAAAATCTTTAATATCATATGGAGGATCAAGGAATACAAATGTATCATCAGAACCATCTGCACTCATAACTTCTGAGTAATCAATATTTGTAATCTTCCAATGTTGAATTAACTTTGAAAACTCTTTTAACTTATCAGCACCAACTAATGAAAAATTAGAATTAGATGCTGTTTGTGAAAATGTACTATTCTCTGTGAGACCAGAAAAACTACATTTGTTCATTATGAAGAATGCAACTGCCTTTTCAAAGTCATCATAAGTATCAATTTCTTCTTTGTACTTATTGAACAATTCTTTTGCACTCGCAGTTATTTTATCTTTATTACCTTCGTCTAAGGTATTTTGTTTTTCTTCACGAACTCTCTCAGATAATTCATCACCACGATCTCTTAATTGTACCCAAAAATTATATAAAGGTACATAAAGATCATTAATCCAAATTGGTATATCTGGATTAGATTTAGTCACATCAATTGCAATAGAACCACCACCTATAAAAGGTTCACGATACTCTGATATATTTTTAGGGTACCATTTTGATAATGTTTTGATTGCTTTTGATTTTCCGCCAGGATATCTTAATGGTGTCTTAAGAGATTTAATTGACATTATCTATTGTTTTCCAAATAAGATAATCATCAGGATCAACCATTGGAATATAGGAACCTGTACCTCGACCTCTTCTTAATTCATCCCATTCCATTTTGATTGTAATCGTTTCAGTAAGATCTTTTATTGATTGTGACATACCACGATATCCGTTACCAACATAAATTTGACCTGCCATAACTGCGATAGTAGCAGCACCCCAAAAGATGTAGTATCGACTTGATTTCACTTGATGTTTTAGTTTTGTAAAAGATTTAGTCATAATTAAATAATTAATTTTTTAGTAGGTTTTGATATCTTACTAAACATTGTATTATATTGTTCAATAATTTCATCTTGAGGATCTGCAATGTATACAATGTAAGACATTACAATTTCAAGTTTATCCTTTTTAACTAAAGGAGACCAAGGTGCAAATGCAATTTGCCCTTGTTGATTTGAAGGAACAGCAACGATTGGATCAGTGATCACCAATACATCAGCAGTTTCTTTAACTATGTCGGCGATTACATCTTCACCAGACCACATACGAATTAATTTTACAGTCATTTGAATTCACACTCCACCATGATTTCTGTTAACGCCGCCAAAAGATTAATCTCTTGATCTGCGACGAACGCAATCTGGTATTGATATTTTGCGATAATAAGGACAGCAGCAGGTATGCTGCTATGCTCCAAGGAATCATATAAGCTATCGTAAATACGACGCAATAAAACAGAAGTGTCGTTATCCATGTTGGTAACAACCCACTTCCGAACCTCGGAGAAGTTTTTTTGTTTGAGATTTTTAATGAGATCATTTACAGCAACGTCTGAGAATGCAGCAAGTATGCCACTATCTATTTTACCACTAACTGCATATCTTTGACACTCATTAAGAACTCTTCTCCAATCTGGAAAATGTTTGTTAATAAGTTCTGCAAGAACCTTCTTATCTGCCTCTACTTTTTCTTCTTCTAGGATAGAATTTAATCTTGCGAAGAATTGTGATGCTATTGTTGGTTTGTCTTTTTTATTAACTGAGAAATCAACAACAGAACACCTACTATGTAAAGGGTCGATAATTTTGTTTTTGTAATTACAGGTAAAGATAAACCTGCAGTTTCTGGAGAACTCCTCAATAGACGCTCTAAGGAGGAGTTGTACGTCGGAAGTGGTATTGTCTGCTTCGTCAATGATGATGACTTTATGTTTCGAGTCACTCGTAAGAGAAACTGTAGATGCGAAGTTCTTCGCACTGTTCCGAACCGTGTCAAGAAAACGTCCTTCATCCGATCCATTAATGACATAATAATCTGCTCCTAGTTGATAGCATAATGCTTTTGCTACTGTGGTCTTACCAATGCCTGGAGGACCTGACAATAACATATTTGGGATCTCACCTCTTTCAACAAAATCTTGAAAGGTTTTTTTAATACCTTTTGGTAAGATACATTCATCAATTGTAGTGGGTCTGTATTTTTCAACCCATATAAAATCACTCATTAATTAAATCCTTTGGATTTAGGTTTGGGTTTGTCAATTATCTCAATAACAGTTCCTTGAATCAATGGTGAACGACAATTGTTCCACCAATATTCTTGAACTTCCTGCCATGATTCTACCACAAAAGATTTAGTATTGCAAACTATCTTATAGTGGTGACGATCATAAGGTTTATTACTTGTCTGTTCAAAGAATTGTGGATCGTTCTTTGCAATTAATTTAGTCATCATGATCATCCCAAGGATCAGTTAAATTAGTATTAGCAAAGAATCCTCTATAGACTCCATACCCTGCTAATAGAATAGTAATTACTGCAATTGAAATACCAAAAGTATAATCAGGATTGAATGTAAAATGTGGTATTAGTGTTTCAGTACACTTAGCAATTTTGTCTGGATCACTCCAAGTACCAGGTAATGTATACACTGGTGGACACGCTAAAAAAATCATTCCTCTGATCTCCATTGTTTTCTCATTTTAACATATGTTTCGTTTTTTGCAACTATGTCACGAACTCCTTTGAATATAGTTGCTGACTTTGCATATTTACTTGTAGCATGATCTGGTTCTTGAGGTTTTATATTACCCTCATTATCATACTTTTTACCTGAGTTGTGATTTGCATATCTTCTTGCTCTTGTAAATCCCATCTCTAAGAACTTACGACACATATCCATACCGATAAAATCTTTTTCATCACGATAATCAAGATACATTGCAAATATTTTATTAGAAGATTTTACTGCTTCATCAGGAGTTTTGAATCTCCAATGATCACAAATAGTGTTAGTATAAGGGCGAACCAATAGAACTCCTTGCTCTCCCCTTCCAATACGATAAAGTTTGCGATTTCTCTCATCTTTAAAGTCAATGTTTTTGTAATCGAGTTCATAATCAAATTCTTTCATAACATTTAGATTTAGTGTTTGTAGATGATAACCATTTACTTAAATATTCTACTGCACTTTCTGGTTGACATTGTTCACCACAAGTAAAAATGTCACACATTGCAACACCTTTTTCTGGCCATGTATGAATACTTAAATGACTCTCTGCTAGTAAGGCAAATCCAGTCACACCCTGTGGTAAAAACTTTTGAGTTTCTATCTTAAGAACTTTTGAATGTGATGCTTCTGCTGCATGAAACAAACAGAATTTTATATGCTCTTCATCATTCAAAGTAGAAAATGGACATCCTTCTAATTCAAATAGAATGTGCTTCACTAATAACTTTTTGGATGAGTGTTTATATCACCATTGTCTATGGTAGCATGATCAACATGGTCAATGTGTTCAATATGACCATGATCAATATTAATGTGTGCTCCAGTTTCTAAAATGGTTGCAATTCTTTCAAGTGCATCTGCGATGCGATCTGCTGGTGTGTTCATAATTTAGGATAACCAATTTGGTTTTTTGGATGGGTCACGAAGATAATTAGATGCAGCCCAAGGTTTGCTGCTAATGTAATTTTTGTAAGCAGTAATAGTGTCAAGGCTTGTGTCATATTTAAATACATCTGGTCCTGCAAATGCGAATGGTGTTGCTTCTTTGTGGCATAGTAATGTTCTTCCTGTCTTTTCTTCAAACACTTTCTCTGCTGCATTCATAGCAGTCTGACAAGAATGTATCTTTCCATATCTATGGGTATACTCTTCAAGTAATCCAAAACCATGTTGAATTAACCAAGCAGTATTGGCAATACTTTCTGCCGCCCAAATAGTACAAGGGTGTCCCCGAAAGGCACCCTTCTCTGTGTTGTATGGAGTTCCATCTTTCTTAGGTAATAAGTCATTACCCCAGTTGTAATACCACTTAGAATAAACTACCGCCAACATTTGACAAGTTTCTAATGGCATCTTGACCACATGTTTATCAGGCAAAACTTCTGCCGACTTAACAGGGTCAGGATCTGTCACAAAAATGTTCATAATAAAAATATCTTACTTTTATTATAACACAATTTTATTTTTTATCAATATTCTTTATAATTTCTTTTTGTTCTTTTGCATATTCTTCTCTACCATCTTTAGTAAAGACCTTCTTCTCATAATCAAAGTAAGGATGAGGTTGTGCATTTTCAAAAGGTTTCTTGGATGTATTTGCCAATACAATAAATTTGTCCTTTGCAAAAGTTCCTGCAATCTGCACCTCTATGTCATCACCATCTTTCCAGTTTATTTCACCTTTCAAGTTAGTATGAAGCATAGCTTCTTGTATCTGGTCAATAAGTTCTTGTGTGAGTTTCATTCTTCTATTTCAAAAAACCATTTTATATGTTTTATATAATCAAATGTGCTACCTATATCCTTATCACAATTAGTATCATACTTTCGATCACATAAGAAGTTTCTTAACTTTTCTATTGATTCAAAAGTTCCTTGATGTCTTTCTTGATCGTCATATAAGTGATACTTCACTTTTTGAATACTCCCAACTTTGCTAAAAGATAAATTGATAATGCTGTCCAAAAGACAACTTCTAATCCTATGTTATTCATTTATCGTACTTGGTTAAATCACATTCAACTAAAGGTAAAGGTTCTCCCTTTGAAGGTATTGGTTTACCTACCTTTTCTTGAAGTATCTTTAATGCTTTTGCACCTTTCCCCACATCATAAGGAGTAGGTGCATTTCTTAAACAAACCCTAATGATTTGCATCTCTTCTGCAGTAAAAAATACTTCCTTTTGCATTAACCGAATGTTGAATCAGGTTCTAATGCTATGTAGTATTTTAGATCATAACGAGTATTGGAAAACTTAGAAAGTAATTTACTTGATACTACAACGTCATATGCGCC